CGTGTGTTTAATTGCTACAATCAACCAGTTTCCACTGTAATGTTTATCTTCTTCTGGGCCACGACTTCCTTCCGGCGGAGTGAGTTCCGGAAAAACTAATTTAATGACATCTCCCGAAGAGATACGACTGTCTCCAAACACATCTATTTTTATTTTAAAGTTTTTAAATATTTGTTCGTTTGCTTTTGACTGTAGATAAAATTTATCCTGTTGGTATGGATTTAAAAAGTTTTCGGGAAGTAAATATTCATTAGTAGGGGTATAATTATAGGCTCCACTTGCTTGTAGTTTATTCTCAGCAAGTTTAGGAGAATACTTCTCATCCCAATAATTATAATCAAATTGATCGTAGGTTCTTCCAATTAAATCTACAGTCTTTGCTTTGGTTGCATACATTCCGGATGTTATATTATCTAACACAGAAAATTTAGATATTACGGAGTAATCTAATAACTTATTCTCTTCTTTTGCTTGATTTTCTGTATTGGGAACTGCTTTAATATATTCCTTCTTAGGACTTCCGGATGCAAGTTCTAAGAGAGGTTTAAATCGATACTCATTTGCGGTTTCGAAAAAATAGTATGGAGCAGAATGAGTATTTGAGAATGATTTATCTTTTAACCAATTTATTGCTCGGAATGGAGTCATATTTGGAACCACAAGAGATTGACTATCATCGCTCGCAGTAATATTGAGTTTTTTATCAGAACTTAATTTCTTAAATATCTTATTGACAATCGCAGAAGAACTTTCTTCTCTGTGGCCGGTGCAGACTCTCTTCTCAAAGTTTGTAATGAAATCTCTTGTGGTCATATCTAAAACATAAGTGATGGCTTCTCCGTCCTGTTCTATATTCGTCACATTGTATATAACCAGATCTAGTTTTATAGGATCGATTGGATCTTCTTCTGGTTCTGTAGTCATTTCTAATTCTAGTTCTACAGATTCCTGACCGATAATCGGAATCAATCTTATGAAATCGTATGTGTCTACGATTGTTGCCCGAACAGATAAGCTCTGAGAAAATATATTCTCGTATATTGATATTTCTAGAAATACAGCACCAAGGTCAATTCCTCTTCCCTCAGTCTGATATACTCTAAAACTTTTTACATCATACTGACCAGCAAATTTCATAGTTTAATAACTCTTTCATATTCTCTCACAAAATCATCAACAACATCGTTCCTCAAAAGTCGAATTGTACGATTTTTTTCGTTTAATTCATTCTCATACTCAAACTTAGAAAACATCTCATACTGGGCCCGATCAAAGTCTGTAGTAAAGAAACTATAAGTTTCCGGACTAATCTTTGTGGAATTTGTTTTATGGATATAACAATGGGGAGTTGTTTCTGCAGTCATTAAGTCTCCATATTTTTCTGCAATCATAGTTGCAAATGCTCCGGAACTTAAAGGCCATTCGTCATAAAAACTAGTTATTCCATTAAATACCAAAATAGTCCAATGATAAAGCGGAGATTTGTAATACAATTCTGAAATAATTTCCGGAGTATCACCATCATTAACAATATATTCGTATGATGAAGAGGGTGCGACTTGATATTTCTCTACTACCTGTGCGACCTTAAAAATATTCTTTACTACTCTATTTTTATTATTTAAGAGTATATCGTAAGAAGTATAAGGAACTTTATTAAATATGCTTTTGCCTGCCATTTTTAAAATCCTTTTGGTACATCATCTCTAGTGACTTGTTCATTTTCAGAGAAGGTTAAAGATAACTGAATGTTCGCAGGATATCCATCTTTGGTCAATGTATATCTTCCATTTGCTCCAAAAGTAACATTACATTCTTCAAGATTGCATGGTTTAAATTGATGCATAAAATTCCTAATTTTGCCTGCGTCATCTTTTATAATATATCGAATATCAAATGATTGAGGAATATCATAAAATCCAGTAGATATAATATTTGGTAACATTGCTTGTCGGAAAGTTTCTATGATTTTATCTAACTGTTGAGACTCTTGAAGACTTCTAGGAACTAAGTTATATTGGAATTGAAACTTTCTAAATTCTATCCCCTTAAATGTTAAATACTTTGCTGCATTCGCGGCCCTGCCGAAGACTGCTTGGTTTATTACGTCTCCTGCACCGCCTCCCAACATATTACCACCAGTTTGAGTTACTTCTGCTTTAAAGGATTCAAAAAAATTACCCCCAGCACCAACATCCTTTAAATCTGCAAAATTTCCAGCAAGAGCACTAGTCAATCCAGCACCAAGAGTTCCAAGTGTAGTAGAATCGTATTGAGCAGTAGTGGGCATTGCAATGTTTTCTGGGATAAAAAGTCTTATTGTCTCTCCAGCTTTCACTCTGCTAGTAGTTTTTATGATTACATCATCTGCCTGTATTGCTTCTTGCGTCTGCTGGAATATCTTAGTCGCTTCTTCTGGATTTGATGTTATAGCACTCGCCAGATTGCCAAAGGACATCCCTCTTATCATTTCCCTGGCGTTGGTCTCTTCTCTAACTCTAAATTCGATATAACTGTGGAGTTCTATGCCTTCCTGGCCCAAATTACTGGGGAATTGAAATGAGGGTTTAGTCTCTTTTGCCTTCTCTATTTCTTTATTTGCAGTGTTTAGGGGTGTTGCTGTTGTGCTTTCTTCTGCCATGACCAGTCCGTTTTATTTTTTATAAATAATTATTTACACCTATTATTTATATGAGGTTTTTGAATGTCGCGGAAATTTACCTACAAAGGTAGATATACTCCTGAGAATCCCCAAAAATACATAGGTGATACAAGTAAAATAGTATATCGCTCCAGTTGGGAGAGAAGATTCATGGTCTATTGTGATAAGAACCCTTCTATACTTTCATGGGCAAGTGAAGAACTTGCAATCCCCTATTTGTCACCAATCGATCACAAGATGCACCGATACTATCCAGACTTTATCGTAAAAACAAAAGATAAGGTTAGTATGATTGAAATTAAACCTAATCGCGAAACAAAACCACCCAGAAAAAAGAAAAATCAGAGAACATATATCAATGAGGTAAAGACTTGGGGTGTCAATGAAGCAAAATGGAAGGCTGCAGAGAAATACTGCGAGATGAAGGGGTGGGATTTTAAAATCATCACAGAAAAACATATTTTACCGAAACTAAATAAGTAAAACTGGAGATAACATGAGCAATCAACCAATGTGGACAGACGAAGACGAAAAAAGAATGGATATCATTGGAAGTAATGGCAACGACGGCGAACACTATGCGGAACTAGAAGAAAGAGAATCCGCAGCCGCTGCGGGATTTTCTAGAGCAGGATCAGAACAAGATGAATTTACTGGTGATATTCCTTCTGCATATGATGTTCCGTTAGAAACACTCAATCCGGTATGGAATAGACTTTTTGAAGAAAACAAGAGTCTTGAGATGTTCAAAAGACTTAGAGAAGAAGATCCAGTACACTTTAACGAGACAGAAGTTGCAGGAAGATTCTGGTCACTGACAAAATATGACGATATCAAAAAAGTTGATATGAACCACCAAGAGTTTTCTTCTGAACCAATGATAACAATCGGGTATCCTGTTGGGACTCCGCGCCCTGAAGGTGCGTTAGACATCTCTTTGTTCATTGCAATGGATCCACCCAAACACGACCTTCAACGACGAACAGTTGCTCCAGTAGTTTCTATGAGAAGTATGATGGGACTAGAGCCTCTGATACGAGAAAGGACTGGTGCAGTTTTAGATTCTCTCCCAGAGAATGAAACATTCAACTGGGTAGACAAAGTTTCTATCGAACTGACTACACAAATGCTCGCAACTCTCTTTGACTTTCCTTTTGAAGAACGCAGAAAGTTAACAAGATGGTCTGATGTTGCAACTGCAGTGCCGGGCGCAGGGATTATCGACAGCGAACAACAAAGAATTGACGAATTGGTAGAATGTCTACAATATTTTACCGAAGTTTGGGAAATGAGAAAGAAAGAACCCACAAATGACTTCGTTTCTATGATGGTCAAAGGAGAACATACAAAAGATATGGAGCCAATGGAGTTTCTGGGAAATCTTCTTCTACTGATTGTAGGAGGAAATGATACTACAAGAAATTCTATGACTGCTGGTGTTCATGGACTTAACCTGTTCCCGACAGAATACGAAAAACTCAAAGCAGATCATGGATTGATACCGAATATGGTATCAGAAATTATTAGATGGCAAACTCCTCTCGCATATATGAGACGAACTGCAAATAGTGACTGTATGATCAGAGACAAAGAAATTAAAAAACATGATCAGATTCTTATGTGGTATGTTTCTGGTAATCGCGACGAAGAAGTGTTCCCGAATGGAGAAGATTTAATTATTGACCGAGCAAATGCTCGCAATCATTTATCATTTGGTTTTGGAATCCATCGTTGTATGGGTAACAGAACCGCAGAACTACAACTCAAGGTTCTTTGGGAAGAAATTATGAAAAGATTTGATCGAATTGAGGTTGTAGGAGAAGAGAAACGCACATTCTCATCATTTGTTAGAGGTTATACTGAACTTCCTGTGAAAGTTTATAGAAAATAAACATAAATAGAACATGGCAGACTTTAGACCACTACTCAAACGACTTGCCCAGAAAGGCATACAACCGAACTCAGCGGCGGCTAGAGAGTGGTTCAGTAAAAAGGTAAGACAAAGTGCAGTAACAAGTGCATTGTCACGCCAGCCGGGTAGGAGAAGTCTTCTGTCCGACTCGGAAAGGAGAGCAGCGACTCCGCAAGTAGGAAAGATGTATTTCTACAATTACGATCCGAAGTTCAAGGATAAGTTGCCATACTACGATGAGTTTCCGTTGATATTCGCGGTAGATTACTTCTCTGGAGGATTTCTAGGAATGAATTTGCATTATGTATCTCCTAGAAACAGAATGTTGATTATGAATAGTCTGAGCGATATTGCGACAAATGCAAGATATGACTCCAGTACACGACTTGCGTTATCATACAAAGTGTTAAAGGGTGCGAGCAAATTCAGCACAATTAAACCTTGTATCAAAAGATACTTGTATAGCAATGTAAAAAGTAGTTTTGTGTCTATAGATGCAAATGAATGGGATATCGCAATATTCCTTCCAGTACAAAGATTTAGAAAGGCCAGTGCAAGCAAAGTCTGGTCTGATTCCGCAAGAGGATAACAATGGCTATTAATCAAATCATTATACCGAATTTGCCCAAGATTCCGACTCAACAACAGATTCGTACTGATATAGGCAATGCAACATTTGATTTGCCGGGCCTTGGAAGACCCAGTTCTCCAGATCCGTCAAAAGATACTCCAAAATTTAAAGAGAGTAGGAATCTTTTCCATGGCAATATGCAACAGAGGAAACTAGAATCGCGAGACGACAAACCAACTCCCCAAAAAAATACTAATGGTAGTATTTTGCATAATAGGGGCGGCCCATTTAGCATAAATCAATTTACATCCAGAGTTTCTAATGACTTATTAATACCCAACAAGTATACATTAAAAATAAATCTCCCGCCAGCAGCGACAGGATCTGGACTGAGTGGAATGGCCAGAGATATATCTTTGAGGATAGATAGTTTAGAACTGCCGGGCAAACAACTTGCCACAGAAGAAGTTCAATATTATGGCCCACCAAGAAAATCTGCATATGGAATGGTATATGAAGACTTAACATTCAATGTATATTTGAGTAAAGATTTAAAAGAACGAGATTTTTTCAGCGCATGGATGGATTTAGTTTTTAATTATAATACATCTCATGTTTCGTATTATAATGAGATCATATCCAAGTGTACCTTTGAGTCTTATGATGCATCTCTCAATGAAGAGAAAAATGTAAATACTTCTTCAAATGTGAGGAATAGACTAAACGCAACAGAAAATGATCAACTGGAAAATTATGTGAAATATTCAGTAGATTTTGAAGAAGCATATCCAATTTCTATTGGGACGATAACCTACGCATACGCATCAGACGAAATTGCAAGATTACCAGTCACAATGGCATACCGCAAGTGGAGAAAGACCGCACCAAAGTCTGACTAAATAATAGTAGTGACTTATTTTTTTATTATAGGAGATTAGAATGGCTCTACCTAAGTTAGATACGCCAACTTATAATCTTACGATTCCGTCAACCAAGAAAAAGATTAAATATCGACCTTTTTTGGTGAAAGAAGAAAAGATTCTATTGATGGCTAACGAAGGAGACGATGTTGAAGAACAAGTAGACGCTGCAAAACAGATCATATCAAATTGCATTATAACCAAAGGTGTAAAAATTGAGAGTCTTGCAACATTCGATATAGAATACTTATTTGTCAACATTCGCAGCAAGTCTGTAGGAAACGTCGTACAGTTAAATTATAAACATGACTGTCCTGCTGGATCTGAAGACGGATCAACTACTGAGAAAGATATCAGATTTGATATCAATCTTGACAATGTTGAAATTGAAAATAATGAGGATCATACAAATAGAATTGATTTAACAGATACTATTGGCGTGATAATGAAGTATCCGGATTTTAAAATACTTAAGGGTGTTCAGAATCTGAATACATTTGAAGATACAATGAAAATGTTAAAAAATTGTATCGAATATATCTATGATGGCGACGAAGTTTACGATATTGCGGATTCTGATGATGAAGAAGTATCGGATTTTTTAGAATCTTTGTCGCAAATGCAGTTTCAGAAGATAAATACTTTTTTTGAGACTATGCCTCAGTGTGTAACTGATGCAGTTGTGAAATGTCCTGATTGTGGATGGACAAATACCTTTAAACTACGAGGAATCATCGATTTTTTCGTATAGGTTTATATCATGAAACATTGTATTCTCTCTATCAGACGAACTTCGCATTGATGCAACACCATAAATATAGTCTGACAGAATTAGAGAATATGATGCCGTGGGAAAGAGAAATCTATGTATCAATGCTCTTAAACTATCTACAAGAAGAAAAAGATAGAATGAAAAAGTAGGAAATTATTATGTCAGAAGAAATCCAAACAAAAAAAGTTCAAATAGAACTTGAAGTAGATACTAAAGCAGTCAATAGCGGAAAAAATCCATATCAGAAAATTATTCACCTTGCAGCTGCGGTAGATGCTTGGAGAATTTTCCCAAGATTATTCTTATCTGTATACATATTCTTATTATACAAAACAGTTCTTTGGTATATGGATCTTCCAGCACCATCTATGGAACAATCCGGTCTTATCTCAGTAATCGTTGGCGCGGGTGCTGCGTGGTTTGGTCTATATGCTGGGACAAGTAAATCAAATAAGTCTTTTAATGGCGAAAAATAATGGCTGAAGTAAGTCTAGACTCAGTAGTCGAAAATATAAATTCAAT